GTAATCCGTCAGGTCACCCTTTAACAGTAATTATCAATGGTTTAGCAAACTCTATTTATATGAGATATTGTTATGCAGAATTGAACCCTGGTAAAGAGTGTATTACATTTGATCATAGAGTAGTACTGATGACTTATGGTGATGATAATATAATGAGTGTTTCTGATGAAGCACCCTTTTTTAATCACACCACTATTCAACAGACACTCGCTGATGTTGATGTACAATACACTATGGCTGATAAAGAAGCGAAATCTATACCCTACATCAATATTGCTGATTGTTCCTTTTTGAAACGATCGTGGCGATTTGATCAAGATGTAGGTTGTTATTTAGCACCATTAGATGAAACTTCAATATCTAAGATGTTGACAATTTGTGTGAGATCTAGAAATATATCTCCTGAAGCTCATGCTATGCAAGTAATTGGAACGGCGATGCGAGAGTATTTTATGTATGGTAAAGATAAATATGAACAAATGAGATACGTTATGGAACGTGTCATTGACGAATGTGATCTTGAACTTTATGTAGAATCCTCAACCTTCCCTACATGGACGGAGTTAAAACAAGCTTTTAACGATGATACATGGGGCTTAGTGGGTGACACACGTGTGTGTAACCCATGGGAGTAAGCAACCTCCCAGGAGTAAACCTTATAAATCACCTTGTGCATTGGTTACATGCACAGAACCCGCACTTGGATAAGTGATCTAATTTAGATTGATAGTCTTTATTAGTATTAATAATTATCGCTCAAAACTATATCGAGGAGTTCAGCTGTAGAACTGAACAAAGTTGTGTGTGTGAACTAGATCACACACCCTACGTCTCTCGGGATGAGAGACACCCCATTCAAGGGGTAGAAATCCTAGATAATGAGTGTTCTTGTGATGGTTGTTATGGTTATTGTACTATACAATCAGATACAATGGACGTCATTGCAATGGATAAAAATATCAATGTTTCTAATAACGAAAATGTTCGTTTCTTAGATACAGCTGTAGGTATGACAGCTGGTATTGATAGACCGTATGATGGAATTAGTGCAGGCGATCAAACTGAGGCAATGGATTTTGTTAAATTCTTATCTCGACCTGTTCGCATAGCTAATTTCACTTGGAATGAAAGTGACGCAGTTGGTACTTCACATACGTATTCACCTTGGCAATTATTTTTTAATGATGCTCGTGTGAAATACAAATTGAACAATTTTGCATTTATACAATGTAAACTTAAGATTAAAGTCTTAATCAACGCTTCACCTTTTTACTATGGTGCTATGTACATGGGGTATCAACCTCTACCCAATTTGACACCTAGCACAATACAAAATGATACTGGAACAAGGTATTTGATTCCGTATTCTCAGCGACCTCATTTGTGGATTTATCCTCAAGGGAATGAAGCTGGGGAAATGACTCTACCTTTCTTTTATCATCGCAATTTTATAAATGCACAACTCAGTCAAGAGTTTGCAGATATGGGACAGTTGACATTCTTAAACTACACTACATTACAATCTGCTAATGGAGTGTCTAGTTCTGGTGTATCAATTGCAATCTACGCGTGGGCTGAAGATGTCAAATTATCTGGTCCATCTGTAGGTTTGGCGCTTCAATCTGATGAATATGGTGAAGGATGTGTATCCGCACCAGCATCAGCAATAGCTAATGCAGCATCGTGGTTCGAGGATATTCCAATTATTGGTAAATTCGCTACAGCCACGCGTATTGGAGCATCTGCAGTGTCAACTATAGCAAGTATGTTTGGTTTTACAAATGTACCCGTGATAGCTGACACTCAACCATATAGACCTGAACCCTTTCCTAAAATGGCAAATACAGATATTGGGTTTCCTGTAGAAAAATTAACACTAGATCCTAAGAATGAACTTTCCGTAGATCCAGCTATTTTAGGATTGGAAAGCACGGACGAAATGGTAATTAATCATCTTGCTCAGAGAGAGTCTTATTTGTGTACCGCAAATTGGACAACATCTAATGCTGTTGATGATATTCTGTTTTCATCTCGTGTTCTTCCAGCTCTATATGATAGTGATGGTGCACCAATACCCAAAGTTTATTTGACACCTGTTGCATGGGTTGCAGCACCATTTT